ATCACTGATCACAAATATGCACAGATGATCTCGCACAAACTTCTGCTGTTCAAGCGGAAGTCTGAGCGAGTTTATAATTTCCGCTGTCCTTTCTGTGGCGATTCACAGAAGAACAAATTGAAGGCGAGAGGCTATCTGTTTGAGAAATCAGGCGGCCTCATTTACAAGTGTCATAACTGCGATGTCGGTACTAATCTTGGTAAACTTATTGAGCTCGTTGATCCTGGTCTGGCCAAGTCGTACAGACTAGAGTCATATAAAGATCGCGTTTCAGCCAATACAGAATTGGATACGTTCATCATTCCTAAAACGGAAGTTGAACGCCCACCAATCATTCTTGACGAGATGCTCTTTCGTCTCGATAAACTTCCTGCACATCATCGTGCCGTGGAGTATGTCAAAGCGCGCCAAATTCCAAAAGAACGTTGGAATGATCTTTACTATGCGCGAGATTTTAAAGAACTCGAAACGCTGAATCCAATCTATGAGGGGCGTCTGGCATCAGACGAACGATTGGTAATTCCGTTTCGACGCGAGGATGGGTTGCTCACTGGCGTTACAGGTCGCGCTATGGGCAACTCATCCTTGCGATATGCAACTGTTCGTATCACAGATGATCCATTGATTTATGGTCTTGATCGCGTAAAACGTGGCAAAACTATATACGTCGTGGAAGGTCCTATCGACAGTATGTTCCTTGATAATGCTATTGCTGCTGGTGGAACGGACTTTCAAAGAGCACTATATAGCTTGAACGGCGAAAGCGTAGTTCTGGTATTCGATAATCAACCGCGAAACAAACAAGTTGTGAAGCGTGTTGAGTCATATGTTCAACGTGGGTATACTATGGTTGTGTGGAATTCAAACTGGATTTATAAAGATATTAATGATGCAATTTTATCAGGATGTAGTGTTTCTGAGATTGAGTATCTACTAAATAAATCCACGTTTAAGGGTCTTGCTCTTAAGCTGGCTATCCGAGATTGGAAGAAGTGTTAACACAAACGCAATGTTTGTGAACGGTATTGTTTTGTCCGAAAAAAAGTAAGAAACGGAGTTTCATATGTCTAATTCTCTACCTACCCTCTATCAACAGTTTATTCATCTTTCACGATATTCAAGATTTTTATGGGACGAGGGTCGTAGAGAAAACTGGGAAGAAACTATCGGTCGTTTCTTTGATTTCTTCGAAGGTCATCTGAAGGAACAGCACAACTACGATATCAAAGCGTATCGTAAGGAACTTGAAGACGCAGTTCTGTCACAAAAGGTTATGCCTTCGATGCGTTGCGTTATGACTGCTGGTGACGCGCTCAAGCGCGAAAACGTTGCTGCGTACAACTGCTCGTATGTTGCAGTCAACAGCCCACGTTCATTCGACGAAATTCTTTATATTCTCATGAACGGAACTGGTGTTGGTTTCTCTGTCGAGTCAAAAGACGTAGAGCAGCTTCCTCTCATCGCAGAGTCGTTCTATCCTTCAGATACAACTATTATGGTTGCCGACTCCAAGCTCGGTTGGGCTAAAGCTCTCAAGGAACTCATTCATCTTCTCTATTCTGGACAGATTCCTAAGTGGGATATGTCAAAGGTTCGTCCAGCTGGAACTCCACTCAAAACTTTTGGTGGGCGCGCATCTGGTCCAGAGCCGCTCGATGCTCTATTCAAGTTCTGTATTGATATCTTCAAGAAGGCCGCTGGTCGTCGTCTAAACACATTGGAATGCCATGACATTGTATGTAAAATCGCTGATATTGTTGTTGTGGGCGGCGTTCGTCGTTCTGCTCTTATTTCTCTTTCAGATCTAAACGATGATCGTATGCGCACAGCTAAGTCTGGTCAGTGGTGGCTCGACGAATCTCAGCGTGCGCTTGCTAACAACTCAGCCATCTATAAAGAAAAGCCTGACATGGGCTTGTTCATGGAAGAGTGGAAGTCACTCTATGAATCTAAGTCTGGTGAGCGTGGTATCTTCAACAGAGCATCTGCTAAGGCTACTGTTACGAAGCACGGTCGCCGTGATCCTAACTATGACTTCGGAACTAATCCTTGCTCTGAGATCATTCTTCGTGACAAGGAATTCTGTAATCTGTCAGAAGTTGTTATTCGTGCAACAGATACGATGGAAACGCTCAAGGAAAAGGTTTACTGGGCAACTATCCTTGGAACGTGGCAGTCAACTCTGACGAACTTTAAGTATCTTTCATCATCATGGAAAAAGAACTGTGAAGAAGAACGCCTGCTTGGTGTTTCAATGACAGGAATTATGGATAATGATCTCACCAATGGAAAAACTCCAGGACTCGCAGAGCGACTCGAAGAACTCCGTGCTATCGCAGTCGAGACCAACAAAAAGTTCGCTAAGGATATTGGCATCCCACAGTCTGCTGCTGTCACTTGTGTTAAGCCCTCTGGTACTGTTAGCCAGCTTACTGATGCTGCTTCTGGTATTCATGCACGCCATAATCCATACTATATTAGAACAGTTCGTGCGGATAAGAAAGATCCTCTGGCCGCATTGATGATCGACGCTGGTGTTCCAGTTGAAGACTGTGCAATGCGTCCGAACAACGTATATGTGTTCTCGTTCCCAATGAAAGCTCCTGAGAATGCTGTGTTCCGCACAGATATGTCTGCTATCGAGCAGCTTGAACTGTGGGTAACATATCAGGATCACTGGTGTGAACACAAGCCATCTGTTACTATCTCTGTGAAAGAACACGAATGGCTCGACGTAGGTGCGTGGGTTTACAATCACTTCGACAAGATGTCTGGTGTTTCATTCCTTCCGTTTTCTGATCACGTCTACAAGCAAGCTCCTTATCAAGATTGCTCGAAGGAAGAGTACGAAGAGTTCGCTGCTAAGATGCCTAAGAGCATCGACTGGAGCAAGCTCAAGGATTACGAAAAGACTGATACGACAACTGGAGCGCAGGAGCTTGCTTGCGTTGCTGGTGGATGCGAGATCTAAGCAATGGTGGAAAAAGATATCACCTGCCCTTGCGGAGAATACGACTACACAGTCATCTATGAAAAGCGTGGAAAGAAAGCAACACCTCAGTTCTGCCCCTTCTGTGGGGCAGACGCTGAGGAAGAAACTATTGAGGAATTAGAAGAGGATGACGAATGATTTCGTTTATCATCCCCTGCTATAACGAAGAAAAGCATATCAAAGATTGCATTCGTTCTATTAGAAAAAACGTATGGTATGTTCCATACGAAATCATAGTAGTTGATAACAACTGCACTGATAAGACTGCAAAGATTGCTGAAAAAGAACAAGCGTTCGTTATCAAAGAAACTCGCAAAGGCGTCGTTTTTGCAAGACAAGCTGGATATCAAGCTGCTCAAGGTCGTCTGATAGCCAACATTGATGCTGATTCTAAGATAACCAGTGCTTGGCTGTGGGAAGCACTGAGTGGATTATCTGACGATAATGTTGTTGCTGTTACTGGCCCTCTAGAATATGAGGATGTCAGCTCTAGCTTACGAATGATGACGAAGTTCTATTATGCTCTTGCAAAAATCAGCAACGATCATATTGGTGTATTCTTACAAGGTGGTAATGCTATAATTAGAAAATCTGCTTTGGATGAAGTTGGTGGTTATGATACTTCTATCGCTTTCTACGGCGAAGATACAATGACTGCAAAACGTATTCAGCATCTTGGTAAGATAGTGTTCAATCCAAGAATGATAACTACAACTTCCCCAAGAAGACTTAAAGAGCAAGGTCTCATAAAAACTTCTTGGTTGTACATTAGTAACTATTTTTCCGTGACGTTCAAAAATAAATCCGCAACTAACGACTACAAGGATTTTAGATGAAGTCATACAAAACAGTATTCATCTCAGATATACATCTAGGCACGAAGATGAGTCAAGCGGATAAGCTGCTTGGTTTCATGAAAACTTTTGAATGCGAGAAAATATATTTGGTCGGTGATATTGTTGACTGCTGGGCTATGTCTAAGAAAAATATTTGGAATCAGTTTCACAATGACGTAGTGCAGAAGTTACTCCGTAAGGCTCGAAAGGGAACAGAGATAATCTACATTCCTGGCAATCATGATGATGTCATGAGAAACTATTGTGATAATGAGTTTGGTCACGTCATCATAACTAATGAAGCGATTCATCTTGGAGTTGACGGTAAGCTGTATCTCGTTACACACGGCGATCAGTTTGATATTGTAATGAAAAACGCGGAGTGGTTAGCACACTTAGGTTCATGGGCTTATGATGTTAGCATTTCCATTAGCGTTATGTTGAACAAGATCAGAAATCTACTTGGACTATCACACTGGTCTCTGTCCTCATATCTGAAATATAAAGTCAAGGAATCAGTGAACTTCATCGGAGACTACGAAGAAACTCTGACGAAATATGTAAAGAACAAAGGTTTGAACGGTATAATCTGCGGACACATTCATCACGCAAACATTCGTGATATCGACGACGTTAGATATATGAACTGTGGCGATTGGGTTGAGTCATGCACAGCGTTAGTAGAACATCACAATGGAACATTTGAAATAATTAGATGGGAAGTGAAATGAGTGAATCTTTGCTTAGTATCAATGAACGATACAATATGATTCTTGACAAAATCGAAAACATCAAAGCTAATCTTCATACGATTCACGAAGAAAACCTTGATGAAGCTATGAAGGAAATCGACAAGCTCGAAGAAACCCTGAAGCAGATCGAAGACTTGTATCCAGAGGAAGTTAGTCGTCATATATAATTGTATGACGAATTATGAAAATCCATGGACGTTCAACGGAAAAGAGTTTACAAGTGAAGATATCGGCGACTCGTATGGTTTTGTCTACATCATCACGACACCAGAAGGCCAGAAGTATATCGGACGTAAATACTTCTGGTCTATCCGTAAAGCCCGTGGAAAAAGTCGTCGCCAGCGATCCGAATCCGACTGGAAAGCATACTATGGATCCAGTGACGTACTCAAATCTAAGATCAAAGATTCTGACAAAAGCCTATTCAGGCGAGAAATAATTTCTTTACATTCTACGAAAGGTAGAGTAAACTATGAGGAAGTTAGAGAGCAGTTCGCTCATGGCGTTCTCGAGGATGATAACTATTTGAACGACAACATAAACGGGAAGTGGCATCGTGGACCAGAACACATCAGAAGCAAATCAAGATTCTCTGCCCTCGCATCTGGGCGGTCATCTCAACAAGACCCACAATGATCGAGGTACGCTCGCATTTCTAATCAGCGAGTATGGCGTCAAGTCGTTTCTCGACGTAGGTTGTGGTCCTGGTGGTATGGTCGCACTCGCGAGCATGCGCGGGCTTGAAGCAGTTGGCATCGACGGTGACTGGGAAGTTCCAAAAGAAAAAGATACTGATATCATCATTCACGATTTTACCACTGGTCCTTGCTACACTACGAAAGCTGAGTTTGATCTCGGTTGGTCTGTAGAGTTTCTTGAACACGTCGATGAAAAGTATCAAGACAACTATATGCGCGCCTTTGCTCGTTGTAAATATGTTGTAGCAACTGCTGCGCCTCCAGGCTATCCTGGACATCATCATGTGAACTGTCAGCCGCAGGAATACTGGCACAAGGTTTTCGATAAGTATGGTTTTGACTACGATGATGCTGTTACTCAGCGTATTCGTATGCAGGAATCCACAATGCAGAAGCCATTCATGCAAACAACTGGTATGTTCTTTAGGAGACGATAATGAATTACATTTCAAACGATAATGAGTCTGTTGTTGTATTAACAAGAGATAAGCTGATCTACGACGAAGGCCTGCGCAGCTTTATGTTGCAGGTTTATAACTACATGACTTTCGCGCTGGCTCTTAGTGGACTATTTTCAATCGGCGTTTCGATGTCGCCAGCTATCATGGCTGCTATCTGGGGAACGCCGCTCAAGTGGGTTGTTGTTTTTGCTCCGCTGGTTATGAGTCTTGGGTTTATGTTCTTGGCAGAACGAATGAGTTCAACATCAGCCAAGTATTTTCTGTTTGCTTTTGCTGCTGCGATGGGTCTGAGTCTCAGTTCGATCTTTGCTATCTACAAGATGGGTAGCATTATGCATGTGTTCTTTATCTCGGCTGCTACATTTGGCGCTGCTTCTTTGTATGGATACACTACGAAAAAGGACTTGACAACCTTTGGATCATTCCTTATAATGGGAGCTCTAGGGTTGGTTATCGCTGGTGTGGTAAACATTTTCCTACAGAGTTCTGTGTTCGCTTTTGCCATCAGTTGTCTTGCGGTCCTCGTTTTTACTGGCTTGACTGCATACGATACCCAACAGATCAAGCAGACCTACGACGATGCCGAAGGTGACGAACGAGAAAAGGCTGGTGTGATTGGTGCGTTGATGCTCTACATGGATTTCATCAACATCTTTGTTCATCTGCTGCAAATTATCGGAGATAAAAAAGAATGATTGATCCTATTCGTATTTTCGTTGGCACTTCTGCCAACAATGAAGACTCTGAAGCAGAGATGGTTCTTGAGTATTCGCTTCGTAAGAATACAACGCATCCAATTGAAATCACATGGATGCGTCAGACAAATGACACAAACTCTATCTGGGGTGGATGGCAAACACAGCGTTGGTCTACACCGTTTTCAGGTTTCCGTTGGGCTATTCCTGAAGCATGTAACTTCCACGGCAAAGCAATTTACATGGATGTGGATCAGGTCAATCTTCGCGATATCGCTGAACTCTATGCGACTGAGCTGAAGGGTTATCCACTAGCTGCTCGTCGTGGTGCTCGCTTCGGCGGACATGAGTTCTGTGTCGTTCTCATGGACTGTGAGCGCCTCGGTGATATGCTCATGCCAGTATCGCGTATGAAGTCTAATCCAGACGCGCATCATCGCTATATCGCTCAGTTCTCTGGTTCTGAGATTGTGTATGATCTTGATCCGCGCTGGAACTGTCATGATGGCGAAGGACGTTCGCTCGATGATATCTGGCATCTTCACTATACGAAGATGGAAACACAACCATGGAAGCCAGCTTGGTTTACTGGTAAGACTGAAGAACATCCGCGTCAGGATCTCGTTAAGTTTTGGAACGACATGAGAGCAGAAGCTGTTCTCAATGGTTGCACTCCAGTTCTCAATAACGATACGTTTGGTCAGTACAATATCATCGGACGATAATGAAACTCTTTGCTTCATGTGACCCTACTTATCTTAATCTGCATGCACCTGCGCTGGTAGCTTCAGCTGCTCGCGCGGGAAATAATCTTCATCTTCATGTTATCAATGCGAATGGTCCTGAAGTAGAGTTTCTGCATTATCTTTCTAGTAAGTGGGAATCGCTGACAGACTCTTCTTTCACGTTTTCGTGGAAACATCAATACACGTTTCATCAAGACTCCGAACAACAGCGGACGATATTTGCTTGCGATCGCTTCGTAACTATAGTTGAAGCGATGGAGCGTTTTCCTAGTGAAGATTGGTTGATTATCGACACAGACTGTCTGATTATGAAGCACATCGAAAAGCCAGATGATGATCAGATTGGTTTGTTTCTTCGCGAACCGCTTCCTGGAACAGTTGGTTGGGAAAATCAAGGATCACGCGTTGCAGCTGGCGTAGTCTACTATTCACATGAAGCATTGCCTTTTGCTCGTAAAGTCATGTATCGTATCAAGCACGGCCCAAACGCATGGTTCCTCGATCAGATAGCACTAAATGAAACGTATCAAGCAGAACTGAGCAATTATCGTTTTCATTACTATGATGCTCAGTTTATGGATTGGGAGTTCATCGAAGGAACTACGATCTGGACGGGTAAGGGTCCGCGCAAGTATGACAACCCAACATACTTGACAAAGAAGAACGAATTTGATAGGATGATCCGATGACTAAGATTATTGAACGACCAGAATCTATAACACATGCGCTTGAGTTTCTATTTCATTACATCAAAGATGAAAAAGAAGCAGAGAATGTAAGAAAGCTAATTGGCGATAAGAAAGTTGTGCAAGTAATGCGCGGCATCGACCCACAAACATTTCAGCCAATTCTATACTTCGCTATCCCCGAAGAAGGTAAGATATTCTTTGAATGGATGAAGTTTGCAGCTCCAATGACACTATGGACGTTAGAATGAAAGTAAAAGTTCTATTCCCACGCCTTGATGTTATGTTCAAGGAAGGCCCAGTTCCCGAAGCTCGCGGTGCTATTCCTGAGATTCGTATTCCTTGGGTTTCTGTTGCTAATCGTATTCAACATGCACATCGTATGAAGGGTGACGACGTAGAAATCATTGAGAAGCCTCTCTGGCAGTTCACGACAGACTTCGCGGAATCGCTTGATGCAGATATCATCTACGTTCCGCATAAGTCAAGCGACACATTCCCTGTTCGCGATAAGATTGTTCGTTACTATATGTAGTCTGTTTTTCCGTGGCAGTTCTATATCGACTCAAAAGGTTTTGCTGGTGGAGCTTCAGCGTATCCGTTTCTCATAGACAAGAATCGCGATGTTCCACATGGAAGTTTCTACTCTCAAATGCAAGCTCGTGCTGCTCTTGGTGAAAGCAAGTTCGCTCAGCCTGCTAGTAAAAAACTCGATCTACCGAATGATTTCGTGTTTTTTCCGTGTCAGATTCCGCACGATGAAACGATCAAGTATCATTCAAGCGTGACTGTTCCCGAAGCACTCGAAGCTACATGTAGGGCTACACAAACGCTAAATATCCCACTGCTTGTAAAAGGTCATCCAGTAAATCCTGGAAGCATGGCTCCTCTTCGTGAGCTAACGACTAAATACAAGCACGTCAAATGGATCGACGATGTTTCGATCCACGATGTTATCCCTCACGCGCGAGCAGTCGTAGTCGTGAACTCTGGAACTGGTATGGAGACGCTACTACATAAGCGTCCTGTTGTCACTTTCGGAAGATGTGAATATGATTGTGTGAGTAATAGAGCTACGACTGATAATATCGTCGATATCCTATGGGATCCTAAATTCGACGAAAAAGCTGTACGAGCATTTTTCGAGTCGTGGTATGAATGGACCTACGACACAAGAAGCAGTAAATCTTTTGAACGACTTTAGGAGAAAGAAATGGCATATTGGGGTTATCACTTAGTTCTCGACTGCGCTGAACTTGACAACGCAGCAATTACCAGCTATGATACTATCTACAATTTCACGAAGCGCCTTGTCAAGGATATCGACATGGTAGCCTACGGTGAACCCCAGATCGTAAACTTTGGATCTGGTAATAAGGCTGGATACACTCTCGTCCAGCTAATCGAAACGTCGAACATCTGCGCTCACTTTGTGCCTGATGATGGTATGGGCGGAAACGCAATGTATCTTGACGTTTTCTCCTGCAAGGAATACGACGATCAAGTCGTAATCGCTCTTGTTAAAGAATACTTTGGCGCTAAGTATGTGCGACCAAATTACTTGACAAGACAGGCATGAAAAAAGATTGCGGGTATAACTCAGGGGTAGAGTGTCAGCCTTCCAAGCTGTTCGTCGCAGGTTCGAATCCTGTTGCCCGCTCCAACTTTCGCGACTGGCTAGAAATAGCTGTGGCGTTGGTCATCTGTAACTGGATGGCTTTGATAGCAGGAATAAGCCTGCTCGTTTGGTATGGTGTTTTCAACTAAGGAGTAATTATGAAGAAGACAATCGTTGCGTTCGCTCTCGCACTCGGCACAGTTTCTGCTGCTGCTACAGATGCACCGAGCGTTCCTTCTCGTTCAACCCCGACTGCACCTGTTGCTAAGTCTGTCGCATCGCCTAACTTCTGGGTTGGCGTTAATGCTGGTGGTCTCGTCAACAACGGTCTCAATGACATCCAAGATGCACCTTGGACCGTAGGTCTTGTTGGTGGATACAATTTCTTTAAGCTGGGCCCAATTCGTCTCGGCGCTGAAGGAACGTATGACTACAAGAAGGGCGACGCGCAAGACGTAGTTGGTAATGTCATCGGTTCTTTCGCGTTTGGTTCAATCGCACCATACGGCCTTGCTGGCGTTGGTTATCGTTGGGCCGACGTAAAGAATGAAAAGATCTGGAATGTTGGTGGCGGTGTGAAGTATTCATTCGCTCGCAACTTTGAGATCGACGGACGTTATCGTCGCGTAGAAAACTTTGATCGTGTGTGGCACGATGATCGTGTTACTCTTGGTGTGAACTTTAAGTTCTAATGATTAGAGCAGCATACATAATCGCTGCTCTAATGTTTCTAACGACTGGACTGTTGCTCTGGTGGGCGTATGGTCCAGTCGTTTTTCTTTCCTATATAACGTTGTCTTTCATGTGCTGACGCCCGTATAGCCCAACAGGCAGAGGCAAGAGACTTAAAATCTCTAGAGTGTCGGTTCGAATCCGACTGCGGGTACCATGATCACTTTTAGTCCTGATAAGTTTGGATATTATCAAGTAGGAAACAAAACCACATACAGCAAGCTAGAAGCTGCTGAGTGGGCAGGATTAAACAGTCAAGAAGTCGTTTGGCGTTTCAACGACGAAATCTATTCTTCCTTAAATTGGAAACAAGAACCAGATACATCTTTGTGGGAGATGTATAAGGATCGTGCGCGACAGATACGCGCAGCATACGATTATGTCGTCCTTTGGTATTCTGGAGGAAGCGATAGTCATAATATGCTCTGTGCGTGGATTGAAGCGGGATTGAAGATCGACGAAATCGCTACGACGTGGAACTATGAAGCTACAGGCGATTGGCAAAATCATTATAATGCAGAGATAACGAACGTTGTTATGCCAGACGTGAAAACTCTACAGGATAAGGGTATAGAGTTTAAGTTTCGACCAATCGACATATCACAGTATTGCGTAGATCTGTTTGATGTATGGGGAAATGAATTCGAATACAATGTCAACTGTCACTTCAGTCCCAACAATCCAGCTCGCAGTATCTTTCGTGAAAAGATTGAAGACTACAAGAATCTGATCGCTGAAGGAAAGAAGCTGTGTTT